TGGTAAGTTAGTGTAATCGTCTCTGTCTGTAATATTAGGATCAAACGGATCATCAAACGCCACAGCATAGTCAGCAGTAATAGTTGGAACAAAGTTGTCGTCTACGCCATCACGGAATGTAAATTCACCAAAGTAACAAGCGTTACGAACACGTAGCATATCCAAGTTAGCATTTGCAGGACGGATAATACAACCACGCAAACCGTCACCTTTGATAACTGTGTTGTCTGGAACAATAACTGGGTTGTCTTCTGTGTAGTCACCAACCGCAACTTTGATGTTAACACGTTTAAAGTTAATTGTACCATCACTGTTATAAACCAAACTTGAAGCAATCTGACAGGCTCTCTTAACAGTTTTAACCGGAGCACTTTGTCCATCGTTAGCGTCATCACCTTGTTCAGCACTAACGTAAACAACGTTACCACCAAACACGTCAGCATCAGTAAATTCTAAGTTACCAAAACCATCTGTTTTCAAAAGCTGACCCACTGTACCAACTGACGGAGGCAATGTCATTGTGTATCCTGAGTCTAGTGTATTTGGTGCCTTTAGTCCAACACCGTCATCACCTGAAGCTGTAAGTTCTTTGAAAGTTAAGGTATTAGCATTTTCAATATCAATGTCTGCTGTGTAGTTCCATCCAGCAGCAGTTACGTTTGCACTTGGCTGACCATTGATTCTAAAATTAATTTCAGCACTTGCGCTATCACTGAAATCATCAATATCAATTTCTGTATCATTAACAAAAATACGTTTTGTAATATCTTGAACTGTGTTATCATCACGTAGCAGAAATACTTTACCATCTGCTGTGTTAATTGCTAATTCACCTGATTCTAATTGAGAAACTATTGGTTGCTTACCCGCAACCGCACTACGTTTATGTTTAATTCTTGTTGCCATTAAGGCTGCCTCCTATTTAGGTACGGGTCAAGTCTATATAGACGCCCTAACTACACGATAGAAATCGCTGTAATGTTATTTATCATAGGAGTAAAAGTGGCAGCTTTATTAGAAGCTACCACCGTCGAGTGTATCAGTCCAAACTGGAGTTGTATCACTACCACTTGTTACTGTCAATACTTGGAAACTGTTGCTTGCATCACTTGTGCCTGCTGCGTCAGTTACTTTCACTGGATTAGAAGTATCACCATATAAGATACCATCTTCAGTAAATGTGCTTACACCTGTACCACCATACTGTACTTCTAAGTCATTGTTTGTAAGTATCAGTGTACCATCAACTGTCACGTCAATATCAAACGTTGTGCTACCGTTTACAGTGCCGCCTGTAAGTTTGTTTAAGTATCTGTTTTCAACATATGTTGCAACCGCTTTCTGTGTAGGTACAGTGTTAAAGTCTTGAGTACCAATACTAGATATCAAGTTTGCACTATCACTTACCTCTTTCAGTTCAACACCAACAGGAATACCGTCTCTAATAAACGGACCAACACTGGTTAAACCTGATAAGTCAATTTCGTTAGCGTTTAATGTAATTGCACCTGTTAGAGCGTTAACACCAAAGAAGTTACCAACTCTAAAGTTACCAATTTGGTCAACAGTACCACCGGCAAACACTTTACCTTGATTACGTTCAATGATTTCTTTTGTTGCATCTGCTGTACCTCCAAAGAACGGAAGTGCGTTGTATGTTACGCCTGCACCAACATATTCAAATGCGTGTCCTGATGTTGAAATTGTACTAACATTGTACAGTGCTGCTTTCTTATCTTGTGTAACACTTGTTAGTCCTGGGAACACAGTAATTTCAGCAGATCCACCAAATTCAGCATTCAATGCATCAATAGCATTAGTTACAACAGTTTCTTGTTGTCTCAACAATGCATTTCTTTCACTATGATATACAGCACTACCTAATTCGTGATTGTGTGGTACTTCGTGCCAACCTTCAGTGCTGTTTTCAAGAACTGCTAGTCCGATTCTATCTACAAGCAATTTAACATTATCACCTACAGTTGAACTTGCATCGTTGTTTGTCAAGAACGTTTGGTTGGTTAGGTTATTATAACTTTTGGTAACAGGATCATTTGCTGCAACCTTTTTCATAATTGTACCAAGATAGAAATATGTGTAAGCAGTGATATCACTTTGGTTTGCATAGTCGGTGTTTGTCAAATTGTTCAATATAGCACCACTATAGTATGCTTCACCTGCTCTACGTGATTGCTTATTACCACCATACATAACATCATACACTACTGCATCAATAATATATCCAGTGTCTCTCGCACACTTGTCTATGTTGTAATCAAATCCAAGTATTGTATTGTTGATATATGTAATAGTATCGTTTTGAATATTTGCTTTTTCTGATAATAATGCTGCACCTGCTGTTCTAATTGTAGAAGGCAACCAACTGTAATCATGTTCAACTTCGCTTGGAGTTCCTACAAGTGTTTGATTATCAACTGCACTTTTTACAATTTCAATCAAATCATTTGCTGTTGTACTTTCTACGCTAGTGCCATAGCTTCCGCTTAGTACTTGTGATTCACTGTTACCAACTTGTGGTGTTACAGCAATACCTTCGACACACTTCACTGCAATGTCTTGCAAGTGTGCATACGCTGCCACAGTTTGATCTTTTTGCTCATCTGGTAGATAATTGGCTGTTCCTAAGAAGTATGCTCTAGTTGCAATCAAGGTAGCAATGTTACCTGTGTATAACAAGTCATATACCACAGCATCAATGATTTGACCAGTGTCTTCTAAGCATTTTGCTTCGTTATAGTTAAACGCATTATAAGTTGTTTCTAGTAAGTTAATTGTACCATCGACGATTGTTTGTTTCTGTGATTGTAAATTATCAATTGCAGTTTGAGCACCTGCACTTGCCCAAGTTGTGTCTGGATAAGTTACAGTGCTTGGCAAGTTATCTGTGCCATTTTCGATAACATCTTGGATGATTTGCAACAATGTTTCTGCTCTTGTTACTTCTGTAGCACTTGCTGCACCAGCAGTTGTGTCTTGTGTTTCAACTGTTTGTTCTGGATCAGAGTACACAGTATCAAGTAAAACACTACCTAACAAGGTTTTCACCCAAGCAAGTGCATTAGCTGTCTCAGTTTGTTGTCCACTTACCTGACTTGCTGTACCAACATAGTAACTTTGTGCAGCAGAGTAGGTTGCAGCATTGCCACCATATAGTATATCGTATGTTAGTGCATCCACAATATACTTTGTATCTCTGTTACATTTTGTTGCGTTGAATTCAAATGTTCTTGTAAATCTAAAGTTAATGTAATCTATTACAAGATTTTGTAGTTCTTCTGTTTGAGTAGTTAACAAAGTAAAATCTTCTTGTAATTGTACACTTGTCCAGCTAAGATCTGTATCATTGTCTGCTGGTAGTACCGAAATACTTTCTGAGTTAATTACATCTTCAACATACTGAATCAAGTTATCTGCAATGCCTGCTACAACTGGACCAGCATCGCCGCCAGTAATATCTTGAGTTACTGTTGCTTGTTCTAATGTACCGTGTGGTATGTCTTGTACAACGTCAGATAGTAGATTTGCAAGTTCTTGGTATGCTGCAACAGTTGCAGCTTTTTGTCCTGCACCTAACTGACTTGTAGTACCTACATAGTAACTTTCTGCGGCTTGTTTTGTTGCCAAGTTACCTGTGTACATAATATCGTAACTAATAGCATCTACAATATACTTAACATCTCTTGCACACTTATCCGAATCAAAAACCAATGATGGGAAGTTATTTGTCACATATGCTGTGGTTTCAGCTGCTAAGAATTCTCTGTTGTTTTGTAGTTGAGTTACACCGATTGGATAGTTTGCATTAATACCACTATCTGGATATACTATTGCATCGGCTGCATCATCGGTGCTTACTGTGCCGTTCTCAATGATATCAATAATCTCGTTAAAACCTGCTTTTACTCTTGTTCTAAACAAACTAGACAGTCTAAAATATTCAGTATCAATATAATCTCTTAAATACTCGATCGCCTTAATAGTTTGTAAATTTTGATCGCTTAGAACATATCCACTGTTAGCTCTTTGATATGCAAGTCCTGCAGTTACACTATTATAGTTTGTACCAATAGCACCGTCATAAGCAACTGCTTCTACCATGATTCCTACATCTCTACGACATTTAGCTTCGTCGTAGTCAAATGATTGGAAGTTATTAGCAATAAAGATTACAATGTTTTCTGCTACAAGATCTTTGTTTGCTTTGATAGTATTGTAGCCTTGTTGTAATTCATCGCTTGCCCAAGTAATATTTGGCAGTTGTGTTGCTGGTACGCTATCAAGGTTGCCTTCACGTATTACAGTTTCAATAATATCTACTAAACCTTCGGCATCATCTGATTCTGTTGAACTTGCAGGAGTACCAGTTGTATCTTGGAATGCAGTGTTTCCTGTGCTTTTAACAATTGGCAATTCCATAACAATGTCGCCAATTATATCTTTTAGTCTTCCATATGCAGCGTGTGTTGCTGCTTCTTCACTTGGTGATCCTAATTGACTTACACCGTCAACAAAGTAACTATTTGCTACTGTTATAGTTGCACTGTTGCCACCGTATAAAATATCGTGACATACCGCATCAATAATGTATCCAACATCTCTTTCGCATTTCAATGTATCATAAACTAATGAAGGAAAGTTTACTGCAATCCAAGCATTAATTTCTGCAATAATGAAATTTTTGTTTGCAATTAATTGATCTTTTGCTTCTACTGCGTTTGTAGTAGGTAATGTTCCTGGTGTAGGAAATACTAGAGCATCTGCTGCTGTATCTGTGCTGATAACTCCATTTGTAAAAATATCAATTATTTCATCAATTGCAGCATTTGACAGAGGCTCAACTACATCTGTAAGCCCTAACGTTATCAATTGATCTTTTAATTCATTTAATGCTGCTAAAGTTTGTATATTTTGATTATCTTGTAAGTATGCATTACTTGCTCTTTGGTAAGCAAGTCCTGCTGTAACACTGTTGTAGTTTGTTCCTAAAGCAATGTCTAGTGCCACTGCATCCATAATTAATCCAGTATCGCGCTCACATTTAGATCTATTGTAAGTAAAGTCTTGATAGTTGTTTTGAATGTAAGATACTGCTTCTGCTGCTAAGAAATCTCTGTTTGCTATCAATTGATCTTTTGCTGCAATTTGTGCTGCTGTTGCACTAGTTGGGTTAGTGAATGTTAATGGATCAGCTGCTGTGTCTGTACTAACAACACCGTTCTGTAAAATATCAATTACTTCGTCAAAGTTTGCTTCAACTGCTGTTTGTGTTGCTGTATCACTTGCTGTAGCTGTGCTTGCTTCACCTTTTGCATAATTTAGTGCAGCAATAGTTTCAGTTAACTGATCCGAAATAACTTTTGCACTGTTTGCACGTTGGTATGCTAATCCATTTGTTACTGCATTATAGTTTGTTCCTAACAATGCATCATAACCTGCACCGTCAATGATAAGTCCTGTATCTCTTTCACATTTGGCTTGGTCATATGTAAAGTTGTTAGCATTGATATATGCAACAACGTCTGCTGCTAAAAAGGCTCTGTTGGCTACTAATTGGTCGTGGGCATTAATTAATGCATTACTTGCTGGCCCTGGTTCTGGATATAGGTTTCCTTCACTTGGTAATTGATCATATTCAATAATATTAAAAATATCATCAAACAAATTACCAACAGTTGTTTGGAATGCTGCATTTGTACTTGCTGCTTCAACTGCTTCTGTTTTTGCATATCTTAATGCAATCAAAGTTGCAGGCTTTTGTTCTGAATTCAAGTATGCAACATTTGCTCTACTGTAAGCCAAGCCTGCTGTTATGCTATGATGGTTTGTACCTAGTTGAGCATCTCTATAAACTGCATCAATCAAATATCCTACGTCACGTTTACATTTTTCAACATTGTATGTAAGTGTAGGATTGTTCAACAAGTTATATGCAATAGTATCAGTGATAATATTATCAATTTGTCCTTGGATGTCATTTGAAGCATCTACTTGCTCAGTTGGCTCATCATCAATAATTGGGTAAATTTTTGAAGAAAGATTTGTTAATGCCTGTTCATTAATAATTAATTCTACATTTTGAATTAAACCATCAATTCTGCTTGCTTCAACTTGAGTTGCATTGCCGCTTGAAAAATCTTGCGATTCAACGTTACCTGTTGATGCAGTAACAGTTAATCCTCTAATAACTCTTTGTATAACAAATCTTAATCTTGCAAATGTATCTTCTATGCTTGTTATCTCAGCAGTTGTAAAACTTGACCAGGTAACTTTGTTGAAGAAGAAAGTTGTTTCTTGAACAGTTGCAGAATTGCCGCCATACATAATATCATATGATAATGCATCAATAAAGTCACTTACATAACCTTCCCATTCTGCTTGATCATATGTAATTGTTGTGTTAATACTGTTAAGATATGCTACCCATTCTGCAAGCAAGTAAGTTTTATTTGCTTGTAAATGATCCTTTGCATCTATACCGTTTTGTGTTGACCCTGTGCTTGCAGGGAATATTGATACAATACCTGAGCTATCACCGTCATCAACAACATTTTTCAATGTATTGAATGTTTCTATTACAGCATTAGTTGCTACTGTACTATCTGCAACTTCTGTCAATGCTAAAAACTGTTGCTGCATATAATCAAAGCTAGACATAAACATTGCTTTGAAACGTGTTCTAAATGTAAACTCTTGTGCTTGTCTTACAATGTTATGAGTACTACCAGTAGGTATGTAATAAGACATTTCTGTAAACAGTTGTCTTAGCTCTGATTCATACACAGCTTGATTATAACTTAGTTCTGTGAATTGATCATTTATGTATGCAGTGATTTCTTCAATGATAAAATCTCTGTTTGCTAAAATATTATCTTTTGCTTCAATAACTTCATCATCAATGATTGATAAATCATTTAAACTTGCTGCAAAGTCACTGCCTAAATATTCAGTTACACTACTATCACCTGCATTAAGTGTTTCTGTTATAACTGCAAATCTTTGGTCTATTTCTTCTTTAAGTGCTAAGTTTGAAGTTAGAGCTTTTAATTCATCTCTTGCTGCTTCAATACCATAAACAGTAGGTGCTAACTGATCAATAATAACTTTAGCACTTGTGCTTCTTAAATAACTTGTTGCTGCTGCTGTACTTTGATAGTAAGTGCCAAAAACAATATCACTAGTTACAGCATCAATAATTCTTCTTACATCTCTCTTACAAGTTTCAACATTGTATGTAAAAGGATTTACTGTTACATCTGTGCCTGTAACGTAATAATATTGAGGATCATCTTCAAATTTAATAATACTACCTGTTGCAGGTTTTTCTCTTAAACTATCAAGTAATAATGTTCCGTTTGTTCTAAGATTTACATCTGCTGTTGCATCAACACTAGCGCCACCGCCAGTAAATCTTACTTGAGGAATTGTTGTATATCCATTTCCTGGATTGGTAATACTTACAGCAGAAACAGTTCCTGTTGTAAGGTCAACTTGTGCTGTACCTGTAGCAGTTACGCCGCCTGTGCCTAATGGAGGATCAAATGTAACTGTAGGTGTTCCTGTGTATCCTAATCCTGCAAAATCCATTGTAACACTGGCAACACTTGAAAAATAATCTTGTGCAGGAACAGCAGTTGTATAAGCAATTGGATAAAATCCATCTGCAACAACACCTTCTAAACCAAAGTCACTAACTGAGTTTGAAATTGATAGATAGCCACCTTTGGTAGTTAAGAATCCTGTTGAACAGAAAACCGAGAAGCAACTAACAATCTGTGTATAACCAAAGTTTGTAATGTGGAAGCCAATACCACCTTGCGAAATTTGTGTAAACGCATCTGCAACGAAACTGAAAACAAGTGATGCCGGATCGTATTCGTCACCATCAACAAGTATACCTCCGCCGCCGCCTGTTGGATTCACTTGTTTTTCTACAGGAAGTGTTGGATAATCTTCAACTTGTAAAGGTCTTGCACTTGGTTCAATTCCTGGAATTTGAACAGTTTCAAAAGGAATAAATTCTGTACCATCGTTCAACCAAGGTCCATTCATGTTAGTACAGTTTTGTACATAAGGTGATGTTGTTACAAGTGCGCCTGGACGTATTCTTGCACACCAACCTGGATAGCGTAGTCCTCTAAATGTCATTTGGAATAGGTAACAACCATTACCCATAAAGAACAAATCGTCTGTGTTATTTTTTGGAAATACTCTTGTGTTACGTAATTCACCTTGTCCAGAGACAGTCACAAAATCTCTTAGTGTAATAGGGTTATTTTCATAATAATCACCTGGTGCAACAATGATTGTAGAACCTTCAGGTGCTACTTCTGCTGCACGTTTAATACTAGCAAAGGCTCCATTTTTATCACTGCTTAAACCGTCATTGCTGTCATTGCCATCTTCAGTGACATAATACACATTTCGTGTTTTAGGTCCTGATTGATCGCCTGTAACAATTACGTTTGCATCTATGGAAAATGACTTTCCTTCATCGAGGTTCATCTCCATATTGCCGTCAGCTGTTAAGATAAAAGTATTATCTCCAACCTTTCTGCTATGTATTGACTGTCTCTTAATAAAACTCATTTATACTTCCAAAAAACTTAATGTAGCTGATAATACAGTAGGTGAAGCACCTACACATACAACTCTGTCACCTTCTTCTAAAATCAATCGTTCTGCTGAAAATGTAAATGTATCAGCACTATCAATTGGTAAGTCGTTTAAAATACGATTTGCATCTGATTTCGATTGACCATCTGGAATTACGTGAACATCTACACTTGTATCATTTGTGCCAGTTCCGTCGTTTACTCCGTTGTTACAAATAATCAAAGTAGTTAGTGCATACTTTTTTTCAGCAGGAACAGTGACTAGTGTTGTATCTGTTGTTAGTACATTTGCATTTACTATTGCCATCTCAATTCCTTAAAAAATTATACTATACAGCAGGGCTTTATTCCTGCTTACGAATTCGTCAGTTGTACCATCTTGGTTTTTGAAAAACAATCCAGTACCACCGTCTCCTAATGTTTTACTATAAATTGTTACACCTTCTGCAGGAGGATCAGCTGGATCTGATTCTAGCATAAAGTTCTGCCAGCCATCAATTTGAACTTGTCCTAAGCCGTTTCCTCTTAATCTAATGTTAGTGTCAATACTGTTTGATGTAATAACACCAACATCGGCTGGGTCTTGTAAAAATCTCAGTGTGCCAAACTCAACTCTAGTATCATAAAATGTAGAAAATAAACTTTCATCAACAGCAATTTCTACTCTACTAGTTCCGCCATCAATGTCTGCATCAAAAATTTCTACTCTACTAGGTGTTCCGCTAGGATTATCTACTGTTACTGTATCTTTTTCAATCTTATATTGAAAGAAGTTATCATGATAACTATCAACATATTCAACTACACCTTGAGCATTTATCAACGTATCTGCTTTGCCTGAATTTATAGGTCCAGCAAGAAAGTTAATGTCTGTGGTTGCTCCATTATACAACCAAACTTGTCTCTGATAATCAGTACTATCAAATACAGAAACAACACCAGTTCCGTGACCAATTAAGTACAAATCCTGATTGTCTTCTGTAATAATACTACTTGTGTGTATACCTGAATATTCTCCGCTGCCTGTCTTGAAAACAAAAGCACCTTCTGTAGAAGTTTGTCTAGCACCTGCACGAATAGTGTCTAATTCTTCATCGTAAAATATTCTTGCATCAAATCTATCACTGCCGCGATAAACAATTATACCTGCCTGTCTGTCATAGCCATCACCTAAGTCTGTGATTCCGCCATCACCACCTGCATCATTTTTATTCAATGTAAATGTTTTATCAGCAATTGCTACTTCTGTTGATTCAACAGTGGTTGTAGCACCTAAAACTTCTAGATCGCCGGTAACTTTAACCTTACCGCCAGAACCAGTTTTAAGTAAAATTTCGCCTGAATCATTTACTTCTATGGTATACTTGTCAGCGCCTATGCGATTGATGCGTTCCATTCAGCCGCTCCTTAGATGGCTGTTAATACTAATACGTTTGCTGATGAATCGTCGTCTACAGTCCATGTATATCTATTGTTATTAAAATCAATCATTGTACGGTTATGTACTTTTCTGATGTTAACTGCACTAGCACCTGAAACAAAGCCTTGAAGAATCATTTCATCAGCACCTAAAGCACCAATTGCTTTATCTACAAGTGTGCATACACCTGTGTTACCTGATGTTCCATCTGGATCATCGTGGCAATTAAATTTTGTTTCTGATCTTTGTGATAAAATCACACCGTTGCCAACTGCTGCGTTAGCGCCAATTTTACACATTACTGTAAGATTATTTCCTTCAGTACCAACTGAACCTTCAGTAGCACCAAAGTACCTTTTGTTAAGTGGACGTCCCATTGTTTTTCTCCTTATGTTGACGTTCTAGGTCTACGCGGTGGGTCCGCATAAGTCCTCATCTAGAGGTTCTCTCTATGACATAAGTATTTATCCTTTTAATTAAAATGGGTTATAATGTCGTAAAAAAAGGCCTGCAATTATGTTGCAGACCTTTCTCTATATTATTGATAGGCTGGACTACTGATTACCAACAACCGCACTATGCCCCATCAGGCTCAAAACAGCACGGAACCTCACAATAGAATGGTTAGTTCTACTTTTACTGCAATGCTTTGTCTCCAAAGTCTTACAGCGCCACCACAGCGTGTGAGTCAAGTTAATGCCTGGGTAAGCATCGTTTCCTTGCACTATCTAACTCGGACCGTCGTCTTTGTTATGTACTTAATATAGCATATACAAAATAAAAATCAACCTCTTTATTCAACTTTTTTTAAATTTTCTGCGTGTTTTCTTCCATTGTGATCTATAGCTTCGTATTGTACTCTATCACCTATTACAAGTTTATGTTCTTTCTTTTTAAATAAAACATCAGTTCTGTTTTGTCCCCATTCGTCAGGACGTATCAATCCGTGAATTCCTATAAATTTATAAACTTGTCCTGTTACTATCATTACATCATCTCCAATTGCAATAGTGTTTGATCTAACTTACCAAAGTTGTAAAGATGAATAGGATTGTCTCTTAAATCTTTTACAAATTTAACTGTGTTAAATCCTTTTGTGTTAACATAAGTCAAACCACGTATGTTTCCTACAGCGTAAGAAACACTATCAGTAAGTCCGCATAATTTTGCATATTTCCATAATCCATTCAGTGTGCAATTTGTTGCAACACCAAATCTTGTTTTCTTTTCCCAAGTATTTAATAATCTTGGATTAAAACACAATTGACTTATTCCTCCTGCAAAATGCATATATTTTGTAAAAGCCATATTAGCATATGTTTCGCTTTGCGGATATACTCCGCAATACATTTTAAATCCATAGTCTTCGATAGCATTTCGTACTTCATAAAAAGTTTGATATACTTTACCTTGGTATGTGCTACCACCTATAAGCAACACTTTATCTACACCTGCTTTGCGCATTGCAATACAGTTTTTATGTAGTTCACTTTCACTTTGTAAATTACGTGCTGCAATGTGTGCAACTGCTTTTGCACTACCTGATTGTTCGTTAAGTTCTATTGCTGCATCTTTTACACGTGATAAATCTGTTTTAGGTAAATGTGTAATGCTCACACTACTTGCTGTGTCAACTGCGTACTGACTTAATTTTTGTTTTGGGGTTTTTTCTACACTTATGTCCATAATGTAGTTATCATAAAAATAGGCCCCGTAGGGCCTATTTTGTAAATCTTAAAATTAAAACTTATGAGAAGCTTAGGTTACTTGCGTTAACTTCAACTGTCTCTAAGTAGTCTGCTGCGTTACCAAGTGATGACGCAGTGTTTGACAACTCAACATAACCATAACGTGTCATGAATGATACGGTTGGTTCAAATGTTGATGGATCAAGTACAACACCTGAAGACATTAGTGGGATGTATGGGCAGTAGAACGCTGCTGCGTCTGACTCTGAAGTACCCTTATAACCTACTAGCACGTCATCATCTGCTGCGTATGTGTTCACGTAAATTTTCATTGCGCCATTTAGTGTACCAACCATTTTTGTGTTAGTTGGTGCTTCAAATGTGCCTTCTGTTGTACGTGCAAACGCTGATGTTGTTGCTGACTGTAGTACAGTTAGGATTGCTGGAGAAACAACAGCCCAGTTACCTGCGCCTCTACGTGTTCTCTGTGCAATTCTGTTTGCTGCACGGTTTACCAACACTGCCAATGCTGCGTGTTCGTCACCTACGAATGTAGCTGTACCTGAAACTGCTGCTTGGTTGTATGTGTCTGTACCTGTGCCTGCTAGTGTTTTCAAAGATGCCAAGACTTCTTGGTCGATCTCTGCTGTAATTTCTTGAGCTAAAGCAGCCATAATTTCTGCTTCAACGTCAATACCGTGCTGTGACTGAGCGTCTTGAGCAGCTTCGAAGGTCCAACGTGCGCTTAGTTTGCGTGTTTTTGCTTCTACAGTCTGTTTCAAGATCTGAATGCTTAGTCTGTTGCCAGCTTCACCTTCAAGAGATGCTGTTGGCGCAGGTGCGTTTGTACCGTCACCTGAATATGCTTCAGCAATTTTGAATGGTGATAGTGCTTCTTCACCAGCTACTGCGCCTGAAGCGCCTGAGCCCACTGTGTCGCTGTAGCGTACACGTAGTGTGTGAATTTGACCAACTGGACCAGTCATTGGTTGTACACCAACTAGTTCGTTTGCAATAACTGTTGGCATAACACGTCTGATCACTGGAAGGATCACACGGTTAAGTGTTGCGATGTTACCGGCAGATGTAGCACCTGCAGTCGCGGTTTCAGCCAAATACTTACGTGTATTTTCTAATGTTGAAGCCATTACTGCTTTCTTATTGCCTGATAGGCCTTCAAGAAGTGCGCTTTTTGTATCGTGCCAGCGACTTTCTAATAGTTCTGACATTGGTTTCTCCTCTTATAATCCAGCTAAACGCTTTAAGTCAACAACATTGTTGTCTGCGTCTGCTTTGATGTCATTTGATTGTTCTCTGTTGCCTGTTACTTCTTTGCCTTCTGCTAATACTGCCTTCTTCTTTGCTGGACCTTTACCGTCGATAACTGCCGGTAGGTATTTGTCAAACGCAGAACGTAGTCTGTCAGTCTGAACTGATTCCAGTAAGTCTACCATAATTTCACGCTGGTCTTTGCTTAATGGCGCAACCATATCGTTAATTGTGTCTTTGCGTTTAGCACTTTCAGTGATCATTTTGTTTTGATTTGCTTGTGCTTCTGCAAGTTTAATTGCTTTAGCCGCTGCTTCTCTTGCTTCTGCAAGTTGTTTGTCTTTTGTACCAACAACTTTTAGAAGTTTTGAAGTTTCACTCTTTTCGTTTAGATATGAGTGTTGATATTCGTTAGCAAATGCTTCGAATAACTTACGACCAAAATCATTTTCACGTGCTGCATCAATATCTTCTTTAAGTGCTGAAATTTCTTTTTTAAGACCTTTAGCAACTGTTTCCGATACCAATTTTGCACTTTTTTCAATAAAGTCTTTTTTAACTTTATTAACGTGAGCTTTGCCTTCACGTACAAGACGTACTTTTGTTTCGGCAAGATCTTTTTTATCTTCGTAAAACTCTGCAATTTCTTTTGCAAGTGACTCTACTACAAACTCTTCTAGGGCAACAAACTTGTCAGCCATTGCTTTTTGATCTGAGTGTAGTTCTTTGATTTCTTTTGCTAGTGTTTCACTAACAAATGATTTCATTAGATTAGCATTTTTACGCTGTGCAATAGCAAATTTTGCTTTTGCTTCTGCTAATTGCTTGCGATCTTCAGCAAACTCTGCAATTTCTTCACTAAGTTTTTCTGTCATCATAGCATCAATGGCTTCAACCATTGTTGTTTTATCATGTTCATACTTTTTAGCAAATTCTTCACGTAGTTCTGCTGTCGCTTGTAAACGGTTTTCTTTTACTTTAGCGTTCCATGCTTCTTCTAGTTCTGAGCGCACTTCTTCCGATAGTGCTGAATTTTCAAAGAGTGATTTTAGTGCATCTAACATTGTCTATCCTCTCCTTGTTAGCGGAGTTTGTCTATTATATCTAATAGACTCTCTTTTAAGTATTTCTGTGCCTTTTCGTCGCCTTGAACTTCCCTTGATGTTTGGAACGCCCTATAACCGCCTCGGCTATTCATAAGATGTTCGTAAATCGGTGTTGGATATGCGCCTGGCGCAGAAGGTTGCGCCACAACGTCTACTGTGATGATTTCAAAGTCTGATACTTCTCCACCGCCACTTTCGCTTACATTACCAGACCCTCTAGATGAGACACCTAATTTAACGTTGCTTTCTAGCATTGTTCTAACTAGTTGTCCCATCGGAGTTGGTAGAATTTTTAACTTACCATAACCGTTTGGTCCATCCATCCACATTTCTGTAATCATATGGCTTACACGGTCTAAGTTTATATTAAGTCCGTCAGGATGATCAACTTCGCCTAACACTGAATAGCCACCACTAATTTGTTCGTTGAGTGTGGTGACAGCCCTGCCAATTTCATTAACGGGATATACACGCTGATTTGCGTTGCGTACTCCGCCTTGAATGCAAATACCTTTCATAAAAAGATCTTTACCTTCGTTAGCAGACTCAACAACAATTCTAGCCTGGTCGAAATTCAGATGTTCGCTTAGTACCTTCATCAATCAGTCCTTATTTTGCTCTTTTAGGAGCACCATTTAAAGGTGAGCCTGCGCTTTTGTCAGCACCTTCTGGCTTGCCTTTTTTCTCGGCACCATGGCCGGGTTGTGACTTCATTGATTTTGAAGCCTTACCGCCTGGAACGTTTACATTCCCTGCGTTATCTTCTTTCGTTGATGGTGCTGCTAAGCCGCCGGTTGTGCCGCCTGTGTCAGCGTCTCCACCTTTTGCGATATTTGCAGATGTTCCGCCCATATCGTTTTTACCTGCAACTACTGATTTTGCATTCGCACCATTGTCTCCGCCAATTTTAGAAGCATCTAAGCCGCCGCCGGTGACTTTATCTGTGTATTCACGCATAATTTCTGTTTGTGACTTTGGTGCTTTTGACTCTTCTACTTCTTCGTCAGCTGCTTCTTCTACTTCTTCGTCTTCGAAAGCAATTGCTTCTTCTTCAGCTTCTTCGTCGTCACCTTCTTCTGAATCCATATCCATTGGCATATCATCAGCTGGCTCTTCATCACCTGGCTCTTCGTCGCCCATCATAGCTTCAAATTCTGCTTTTAGAGCTTCTAGTTCGTCTTCTAGGTCTGCAACACGATCTTCTACATCGCCTTCTTCGTCGCCCATACCCATATCGTCGTCACCCATTTCTGGTTCCATTGCCATATCTGGATCTTCTACGTCACCCATCATATCGTCTACTGGGTCACCTTCTACTGCGACTTCGTCACCAAAAAAGTTTTCGTCAACTTCTTCGTCTGCTTCATCTAGATCTTCATCAGCAGCTTCGTCAACTTCTTCGTCAGTTGCTTCGTCTACTTCTTCATCTGTTGCTTCGTCTAGATCTTCTTCTGATTCATCTACTTCTTCATCTGTAGCTTCATCAACTTCTTCATCAGTTGTTTCTTCTACTTCTTCTTCATCTTCAAGTAGTGATTCGTAAATATCTCTTGATTTTTCTACCACGATTTCGTGGAACAATGCTTCTGCACCTTCTCTGTCTTCGTTGACGAGGCGCTCAAGCATTTCTTCAAACTTGTTGCGATCAGTCATGTCATTCTCCTTTATTGTCAAGGCTGTCTATTATATTTACACTTTTTTGAAAATATACGTGTAAAATGGGGTCAAAACGGCCCATTTTATAGTTTACTGGAACTTTTTCGCAAAATCTTCTACTGTGATATGCGATAAATTAGATAAATCTTTAAGATGGTCTGGAACGTAATCGTTCTTTGACTTTTGTATTCGATAGTATTTAGTCCTTGGAAACTGATTTATACACATCATAGTTTGTCTTTGCCAGTTTCCATAATATGTTGCTCTGTCTTTGGTTCCTTTGTAATTTTTACTACCTGCATATATGTTGTTTACAAATTCTTTATTTTCACCAATGCCTACATAATCAAATCCTAAAATATAAATTGTCTTATAACCGTGCTGACTAGCAAGTAATAATGCAGTAGGTCCACTACTCCAACCTTTGTTTGGATCCATTAATTTAACATTAGGTGTACGTTCTGTAAGTTTATTTCTATTGCTCCATACATTATGTTTGTGTTGATACTGTACATCATTTATTTCGGTAATCATTTTTGTATCTACACAAACTAAATGATCAGGTGCAAACTCTCTGTACAAAGCATTGCAGCCATATACTACACCATAATTTTTTAATTTTTGATTATTGATTTCTTTGCGACTAGTACCATTACCTAGTACAAACGCTGTTCTGTTTGCCATTAAACTCCGCCAAGTGCTGCCTGTGCTGCTAATCCGTACATTTGTCTAATATAATTCAAATCTTTGGCTTTTTGGTCTCTATGGGCATCGCTTGCTTTGCGGGCTCTGTTGATATCTTTAAGAGTCAAACGACTTTTACGTTCATCATCAACTTTAATCACATCGGTATCGTTTTCAGGATCGTATGTTTTATCCTCTTCCGGTTCCATTGTTTCTTTGTTAAAGTAATATAGTTCTCTTAGTATCATATTATTATTTATATAGTTTGTGCTGTTTCTTCTCCACCGCCGCCGAGGTCGCCGAGGTCGTCTTCTGTGTTTGTATCTACACCTTCGCCTGTGCCGCCATCAATGCCGCCAGCATCGCCACCTAGATCAGTTTCAATACCACCTAAGTCGCCTGCAAGGTCAGCACCACTAAGTCCTGCGCCTCGCATTTCTCCTGCCATATCGTCTGTAACTAGATCTGTTAAGTTTTCATCATTTTCTTCTTGCCATAAACGTTCATTCTCTGCAATCTCTTCTTCGCTAAGTCCTAAGAACCTCTGTAATGCAAATCTATTTGAAATATAAGGCACTGCTGCCATACTTGTAAATGTACTAATACGATTGTTATCAAGTTCTGCTTGTCTGTATGCTGCAAAGTTTTGTGGAGGTGTTAGCCTCAAATCAAACATACTAAAGTCTATGTTTGCGCCTTTGCTTTGTAAGAATAGTTTGAACTCTTTGTTGAAGTCTTCTTCAACCATGGATTGCAAACGTTCGCAATATTTGTTGAAGCGTAGTTCTTGTATAT